TTGTGAGTGTAGGTTGAGGCAAGCCCGCAGCCCTTTCTGAGGGTTCTCTCATAAAGGCAGACGTAATACTTTGTGTATAACTCTCTGCCGGTCTTTGGCCTGTGCTTCTTGCTCCACTCGTAATCTTCGCAAAATTGGCAGTTCATACGCTTTCCTCGATTACTTTGAGGTCATACCCGCTCTTGACAAACTTCATGCACAGCTCGTGGTTGATGCCGTTGCCGAGGTTGGTGTAGATGTACTCCATGTCCTCCGGCGTGAATTTGGTGTCGAGCAGCTTGTTGATGCCGTCGAGATGCTCCTTGCGCAGCGGCTTTGTGAACGCCTTGAACGCAAACCGCGATACACCCTCGATGACCTCCGCCTTGAACTCGTCCGGGGTGCTGCAGTGGTTGAGGTTGATGTATGTGTTCGTCCTCGGGACGAGAATCAGCTCGAAGTTCATGGTGACGTAGGCTTTCGGGAAAGCGCGCTGAATCTTCCCGCACCACGGAGCCGCGAATGGGCTGAACCACGGCAGCATATAGCTGCGGAGCTCCTGCTGACTGACTGCTGGGGCGTCCCGAATGTGGTCAATGCAGCACTCGATGGCCTCCCGCTCTGCGAGGCTGTCCGCCTCCTCGAGCCAGCCGTTGAATACACGGACGATTTCCTCTGCGTTAATCGGTTTCATGTTGCTCCTCCGTTTCATCCTCCATCTTGAACCCGCAGACCGGGCAGAAGTTCCAGACCCAGCTGTCGAAATCGCTTTGCGAAATTTTGGCATTGCAATGGGTGCAGCGAATTGCCGGTTCCTCGTGACTGTTGTTTTCATCATCGACGATGATAAACTTCAATTCCTTGTCCTTCACCCACTTGGCATGACCGCGCAGGCTCTCTGGGTCGATGGTGGGAGCCTCATCCACGCTGTTCAGGGCGTCCTTATAGCAGCATTCTTCAATAGTGAACGGGTTACTGGCATGGAGATTCATTTCGATGCGCTTGTGCAAAGCGTTCGCGTCAATCAATCTTACTTCTTCCATTTTTGATAGCCTCCTTTACAAACTTCAAAGCGCGTTCTTTGAGCGGAATGCGCTGGCAGAGCCTCCCTTTTCCGGCGTTCCGGGCTGAAATCACCGGCATAACGCCGACGACCTCGATTTCGTCACACTCGCGGTGTTTCTTCCGCCCTGCTTCGTGTCCGAGGTACTCCGCCTCTTTTTGGTCGTCTGCCATGACTGCGACGCCGAAGTAGCAGGTGGAGCTCTCTGCCCTGCCCTCAAGGAACACATCATACCTCGGCATCCGGTTCCTCCTCGTATTGGTGAACATCGACGAAGATGGCTTTCTTCCACGGGAGCGCGTTGTACGCCGCCCGCGTCTCCTCCTCCGTCATGTTGTCCACGAGCTCCGGGTCATAGTGTTCACAGAGGACGTCGTTCATCTCTGAAATATCGTCCTCCCGGTAGTAGGTTCTCTCTCTGCCGATGACGAACTCCTGAACCGCGCTCTCTCCCCATGAGCCAAGCCAGCAGTAATACTCGTCGCCGCTGACAACATCCCCATCTACACAGGGAATGACCGGGAGCTCCGGGTTTGCCTGCATGAGCTCAAGGAGCTGCGTGAGCTTTTCGCTCTGTTTCATGTCATCCCATCCTTTCTTTTCCGGGGCTCCGCCCGGGTTGCTTTCTGCTCGGCGGCCTTGCACCATACATAGGCCACAACAACTATTACTGACAAGGCGACGGCCGCAAAGGAAAGCCAGTAAGTTAAGGTTTCCAGCAGGTCGTCAAGCTCTAAAAGAACCTCGTACATAGTCACCACTCCTTTACCTGAATTTCTTCTTGAAACTGCGCACGATGGCTCGGTGCGTCCACCTACGGCAGTAGGGGTTTCGGACGCTCCCGTCGTACTCCTGCTTCATCTTCTGGTATGCCGCCTTGTTCTCCGCATACCGTTCGCAATGGTCGTGGCATCCCGGGTGTCTGTCCGGGCACTCTTTCGGGCAGATAGTCATAAGCCGAGCATAACGCTGGCCCGTTTCCGGGCGGCCGTCATGGTTTCGTCGTACTTCGCTGCGCTGTATACCGCGAGCGGAGCCACTGCCCGGGCTGCTCTGGCCCTCCTGAATATCTCCGAGTAGACAGCGGCCGTCTCGTATACGCTGGGGCCTCTGCCCGGGGTCGAAAGCATCCCCTTGCGGTCGTCGGTGTCAGTGACGCGGAGGTCCTCTTTGAGGGCGTCCTGTACGCATCTGCGCAGACGGTCGAGGGCGAGGTCCTTATCCTCTTTTTCCCACTCGAGGTACTGCTTGTAGTTGTTCATGGAGTTCTGCTTGAGGCGCGCCAGCCGGTCTCTCCCGTAGCCGAACGTCTCGTGACAGGTGGCCGCCATAACAAGCCACGCGATTTCTGCGCCCTGATTGCTTGCCATGCGGAGCTGCTCCTCCCGGCGTCCTCTCGGAGCT